AAGCAGGTGAAAGTATCATGCTCTTCCACCTCCCCCCAGTAACCTGTGGAGATAGCGTACCCGCCTACTCTTCCCACATCGCACCCACACGCCAGTCGGTAGTCACCGAAGCGTGCAGAGACTTGAAACCGAGACCATTGTTGTCAGTCGCCGGAGTTATGATCTCGCCGCCCGGAGCTGCCACCCACCGGAAAGTGGCGCGGTGGTTCAACGGGATCTCCAGAACCTCGGTATTTGAGGTGTAGGTAGGTTCGCTGGTATGGTTCTCGAGGCATGTGCATTGGCTGGCCCGGTCTGCCGCGTCTAACGCAGTCGGAGTGACCGCAGTGCCGGACCCATCAGCGGTGATACGCTGCACGGTATGGACCGATACCTGATCGGCCGGCGCACCCACGTTACCGAACCACATCTCATAGACAGAATTGCGGTGCGCCGTCGATTGGGCGGCGAACCCTAATGCAGTAGCCGCGCTCGATGTGAGCGTCTGACTACCCGAAGCTGAGTATCTAGCCATCATGTCCTCCTAGAATGTAAACACCATATGCACATTATAGTCGTTCCGCAACCACATTTAACCTCTTGATGCCACCCGTAAAGGTGACACTTCATCCATGTCCAGAACTTGTTACGTCGGCGTAGCACTAGCGCACATTCAGAGGCACATCGACTATGCTATCGTTGACTACCCTAGCCTTGAACGCGCCGTTCACTCCGAACAAAGCAGAAGCGGAGTCAATCCCCGAGCCGTCACCTATCTGTACACTCGATTCAATTACCAGGCTACCCGCTGTGACGTAATCCCAGTCCCAGGCTCCTACGCTTGCATCCACATCATCGATTATGATCTCGCCGATGTACGCTCCTGAATCACCGTTCAGATCGATCACGATCTTATCGACCACCGAGTCAGCAGCAACGAAGGTGCCGGTTCCCCGATCCGAATCCACGACCAAGTTAGTCACCTGTGAGTCGAGGACTATCGCCTGGGTGTGTCCATCGGTTTGAGGTGCCAGGCTAACAGTTCCGACAGTCATGTTCCCGAAGTCGAGTGACGGTATAGCGCTGTTCTTGATCGTTATTAGACCTACGTTGACCTGGGCTCCAGTCACACCTGTTGTGCAACGACATATCTGGAACGACTTGAACCCGCTTTCCGGGCTGCGTTTCCCCAAATCTAGTCGTGAAAGGTGGAGCTTATCGAGGCGTGTGTTATTCCCGAGGTTTATCTTTAGGGTTTGGGAAGCTGTCATAGGTGTATCAGCATCTGGAGATAGCTGCTTCCCTACCTCGTAAGGAAGGTCATACTCAGCCCCAGATGTAGGCCACATGATCTGGTGAGTGGTCCCGGCAATCGTGAGCCATAAAGTAGCTACGAACCCAACTGCCACTACGGCCAATGCCGCTATCGCCACCCTCATACCACCAAACTGTATCTTGGTATACGGCGTAGGCAACAGACTCATGATTGATAGGAACGGCAGCCCTATCGTTGGCTTGCGTATGGACGGGAACGAGAACGGTAATCTAATCTTCATCTTCTTTCGCCTTCTTCTTAGCTTTCACCTCTTCTGAATACCTACCAAGGAGTGCGCCGATCCCGGCACTGACTGGGTTAGCCACAACGGCCAAAGCTAATAATATTATGTCAAGGTACGGCCCCACTTCTGCGGGCCGGGATGTAACTTTCCAGGTGATGATTATTGCGAGAATCACGAACGCTGCCACCATCGGAAAGAAGCACAGAATAACGAGCAGTTCCGTGCCTGATATGACCGTCGTACTTCGTAGTTTTACATTGGCAAGTTCTTCTTTAGCCTTGTATAACTCCTCTCTTAACTCTCGTATGTCTTCCGATTCTGCCAATCATTCTCCCGGGTCCTACGATTACCCACATCGTAACAATTATCCAAACTGATATTGCTAGTAGGCTTACCAGTGCGAGGATAGCTAAACACTGCCTCATAACTCAGGATCGTAAAGGTGGGCCACATCGTTCTTGTCGATGACGGCGTAACCGTTATGGTATATGTGGGCGATGCTATCGTTAGTGTGCCACTCTGCGTTCAGGTCGCCAACATAACTCTTGGTGAATATCAATGCATCTGGGTGATTGCCCATCCGCTCGTCACGGAGCCGCCATTCCTCTGTGGCGCGGCGGTAACAGAGGCGGTTATGCGTCTTCTCGCGCCGGACTCCTTCTACTTCCTCATGCGGTGGAGCGTTAGGGTCGCGCCACATGGTCAGTGTCTCGCCGTCAATCTGGGCCATCGCTCGTAGGTTCAGCCTGCCTCTCTTGTTGTCACAGCTAAGAACCTGTGCCTTACCCAGGTATTCCTTGAACCAGTATTTCTGGCCCTCGATGATGACGCGCATGTACCCCCTGCGTCTGTCCCACGACAGTTCGATGTCATGGACACCAGGCGGTATGGGAGCCTGCGGCCCGATGGGTTTAGCAGACTGTATCTGTGCGTCTTCGTATATCTCAGGATGCGCTAACATCTGCTAGTTCCTTCTCAGGCTTCTTGCCGTTCTTCTGTGGCTCTTGCACGCACCTGTCAGTGATGGGCGTAGGCTTGGGCGGGAGTAAACGGATGTCTCCATTCTCCATGACCTGTATCCTGTCCAAAGTGAGAGAATCACCGTCAAACAGCATGTCAGGGTTCTTCAAGCCACGAACCATGTTCTGCGCGTTAGCCAGGTTATCGGCGGTATCTCCTAACTCGTCACCTAGTTCTAAGATAACCGCATCTTGCTTGGCTATCTTCTTCTCTAGTGCGTGGATTCTTCCTCGTAGGTTAGCCATACTCCTCCTCTATGCCGGCGGCAGTCCCGCGTAGGCTTGGCACGTCGCACATGAACTAGGGTTGTGACCAGTCCCTGCTTTTGTTGCCGCTAGTTTGGCAGCTTTAGCCGCGTTGGTCAGGTCATCACTCTGATTCTGCAACGCATGAGCGAGGTTCATACGGTTAGCAGCATCAGATTTGATGGTATTCCAATGGTCATAAATCTCGTTGTTATCTGGTGCGCCGTTAGTGTCAACCACTACATCCTCCAAGTTTGGCTTCCAGTTCTTTTATCCGCGATTCGTGGCAGGCGTGATTACCATCGACACGGGAGCGCGTTTGATAGATACCCCCCGCTAGCAGAGCAACCCAACGGTCTAGGCTTTGCCCAACCCATCCATCGGAATCCTTTACTAAGACACCCATCTCAATAAGCTCATTCTGGCTTTCCTGTACCAACGTTTCACCGGCACGATAGGGGTCAGCAAAATGGCGTTCAAGAACAAGGGCATCATCGTAGATATCGAAGTTACTGCCAAGGTTATTATTCAATCTCAGTTCTGCACCCCCGTCATAAACCCGCCAAACATCTGCATCAGCACCACTACCATCTGTATTTTTGCTGTTCAGTTTGAAGTAATTGTTAGATGCGTCGTATCCAAGGTCGTATCCCATCGTCCCAGCAGCCGAACCATTACCAGCACCCTCTTTGTACTTGACGTAGATTCCACCGCCGTTACAGGCCGCAACTATCAGGTCAAGCCTAGCCTCAGTTGTAGACCCCGTGGACTCAGCCGTGATGACCTGGGCAGACGTACCGCCCTTTAGCGTCAATGCATTGGCTGTCCAGTCATTGTCTGCGGCACCGACGTTGAGAATGGTATTGTTCTGAGCATCCAGTGAACCACCAAGTTGGGGGGTAGAGTCACAGACCACACAGCCACCGCCACCGCAAGCATTCAGGTTAGTACCTGAGATAGCTAGGTTACAGTTGGGTACTAGGAACGCTACGGCCCCTGCGCTATCGTCCCAGAACAAGATGCGGTCTGCACCTGGATCACTAAGGGATGCGCCCGTGCCGCCGTCTGCGAGGGCTACATCGGTGCCGCCTGCGCTGTAGACTACGTTGCCTTCGATGCTCAGAACACCGCTCGATGCCGTCAGCGTGTTCGCTGTTGCATGGCTAAGTTCGATGCCACCAGTAGCAGTCAGCACTCCGGTAACACCCAACGTGCCTGACATGGTGACACCCTCTGAACCGTCTGTGGTCACGATGTCAATGATTCCAGTCTTGCCGCTTGCATCGAATGAAAGCGCAGAGGCATTATTGTCGATGAGGTCGATATCTGTTGCCGCGTTGGTGATGGTTATGCAACCACCTGTAAGGGTAAGGTCAGTGAACTGCGGTGAGTCGCCTGTCCCAACACCGATGCTGGTGCGAAGTGTCGCACCGCTCTCAGCGACAGGGTCAGTCGTGCCGTCGCCGACGATCATCTCTCCGTCGGCAAGTACGGCCATCGCTGTTATCGCGCTTGTGCCACTTCCAAGTAGAACACCGCCATCAGTAAGGGTAGAGGCTCCAGTCCCGCCATCAGCAACTGGTACATCGGTCCCTCCTGCACGGTAGACGACATTGCCCTCAATACTTAGGCATCCACCCGAACCAGTGAGTGTGTTCTGGCACGCGTGGCTGAGTTCGATGCCACCTGTGGCCGTGAGGACACCTGTCACGCCCAGCGTCCCGCTCATGGTCACGCCTTCTGAGCAGTTGGTGGTGACGATATCTATGATGCCAGTCTTACACGAAGCATCGAAGCTAAGAGCAGAGGCATTGTTATCTATCAGGTCTATGTCAGTGGCGGCACCAGTCAACGTGATGCACCCGCCACCGATGGTCAGGTCTGTAACGGATGGAGATGCAGTCCAAGCAGGGATACAAGACCCGCCCATAGATAGGACGGTATTAGCCGCGCCCTTCGCAAGTTTGGAGAGGACCGTGCTTGATGACGCATAAAGGATGTCGCCAGTAGCCTGGCAGGCGAATATGTGACCGTCACCACAGGCCGAGATATACTCAGCCTGCGTAAGCGTAGTACACGGGTCTTTGTGCTTGAACTCGTTAGCCATCAGCTATGTCCTACTGTGATCGTTATATTAGATCCGGGTATATCCACATATACCCCCGAGTTACATATGAGCGCACCTTCGCTTTCAGCGCCCAGACGGATGAACTGACTGGTGTTAGCCGCCTGGACCCCGCTCAATACGTCAGTGCCGCTATCATCGGTACTGTCATTGATCTGCCATGCCCCGCCCGTCGCAGCGGCAGAGACCAGCACCCAGTACACCTTGGCTGGATAACTGGTCGCCTGTCCGTCACTGGTGAGGATGCTGGTATTCGATACGTTATTGCCCATCAGTGCCTCCGTGTTCTTTCTTGGTATGAGCCTTCAGCCGGTTGGTGGCTATCATCTTGTTGTAACCCTCGAACTCGGTAGCGCACTCTTCACACTGCACGATCACCGGCTCCCGGTCTGGTTTCGCTGGAGCAGCTTCCGTTGGTAGCGCAGCTCCTCGAGCAGCCGCCTGGATGAGTATCCTCTGGAACTCACGGTCTTCTTCCCTTGCGGCCGTGGCATTGATATCCTCGATGGTCGCCCACTCCTGTGGGTGCCGGGTCTGCATATGCCGGTTCACCTGGTACGGTGAATCTAGGTTGTCCTTGGTGCATATCGGCAGACCGAGTTCGTTATACTGCTCCCGGTTCTCATCGCTCTCATGGAGAAGACACTTGTGCTGACCTCCCCGAGGCTCGAAGTCAGGTTTGATCGTAGTGAAGACCCGGCTGCCATCCTTCCGGGTCTTCCCGAGAGTGGTCTGGAGCATGTTCCTGTTGCAGACACTGCGTTTGGCAGTCTGGGTATCCCAGATATAGACGTACCCCGCTGACTCCACGATAGAGCCTTGGTTCACCTCGGTGATCTCCGATAACCCCGGTTCCGGTGCTTCGGTGATCGTAGGCACTTCGGCCGCAGGCATCTCTTCTACTGCGTCCGCTATCTGTTCTAGGACATCCGTGATGTTCTGACTCGTCATACTAACCTCTTACCGTGCTACCGCCGGGACCGAATACGGTGTACCCGATGGCGCTTTTCTCCTGCTCCTCCTGCTGGTCGTAGAACTCCTGCCAGATATCGCGCCTGGGCAGGGTCGGGACCCCGCGCTCACGCATCTCAATGGCAATGTCTTTGAGTTCGCCAACGGTGTGGAGGATCTCGCCGCGTCCCGTGGAATCATCAACGATGCCGCCAGGGATGCGGAATTCAGGGGCTGTGAAGTCACCAGCAGGGCCGAGGTCGATGCGGTATTCCGCAAGGTTATCGTTGCGTATGACCAGTATTATCTGGAAACGCCTCGGCGCTCCTAGAGGAGTGGGTTGGATCAGCTCCGAAAGGTTGAACGCCGGTTCGTCGTAGCTGACCTCGAGGGTCGATGGGAGTAGAGACATTTCATGCTCCTACGTCCACGCTGGGATATACATGACCGTACCGCCATCGTCAGTAACGGTAAGCCACTTACTGATCGTGGCCGTACCTACTCCTGACGGCGCAACATTGGATATCGTGACAGTGCCAGAAGCGTTAGCCGTCCACTGGGCGCTGTCGTTGAATGTCACCGTGCCGTCCAGCGTCACACCATTAACGATCGACAGACTGGGCGACACGTTGTTAAACCGTGCCACGATAGTGCCATCCACGGTTACTTCTAATCGTGAGCTGCCACTATCGTAGCGAAATCCTCGCCGTGTGGTCACTAAGGGTTAGACCGTCCAGTCCCTATTGCCACGGACCAGCATGTAATCAACATCAAGGGTCAGGGCAGTAGTGGTCTTGGACTCGACCACGACCATCGCAGCTAGGTCTACCGAAGTAGACACAGCACCAGAGATGCCGCTGGCCTTGACGGACGCGCTGTTACCAGCGGGTTTACCGTCGATGTAGAAGAACGCCGTACCGTTAGGAGCAAGCTCCACACGGAATACCTGGAAATCTCCAGCAACAGCGTCTTCACCAGTGCATTCGATACTGGTCGAAGTGGTCTCACCTGTGGAAGTCCCGCCGTTGTACGCCGTGTGCCATGCGTCGGCATTGGTGTACTCGGAGGAATAGTGGAACCCTACCAGGTCGGAAGCCGTCAAGGTAGTGGTGGTCCCGTTACCGTGAATGAGGTCATCTTCGAGGCTGAGATCGTCTGAGTTGACATCGGAGAAACCGATGAATACCGCACGGTTGGCTTCGGCAGGAAGGCGTACCCGCGCTTCCAGCACCAGCGTTCCCATGAGGGCCACATCCCACATGATGGGAGTGGAGATACCACAAGCGTGCTTGTCTTCGTTTGTGGTAGTAAGTTGAGCGACACCGCTCATGCCGTCAGACTCGAGGTTTACAACACCCGAATCAGTCTCAGCGATACCATCGCCGATAACGCGCAGGGAACCGATCTGACCGGAAGCTGCCGTGTTGGCAACGATCCATTCGGCCCCTACGAAATCTTCAAATATCTCTATTACGCCAGGTCCACTCTGAGGCATGGTTTTATCTCCTTATGCCCTACGGCCACGCAATATATCTCAACGTGACCGTATTAGATTATGTGGTTGGTGCCGTCGCGTCGGTCTCGATCTCATAGAGCCAGTTCCCGGCAGAGCGTTCACCGTATGCGTACTCGTCATAGAGGAACACGCTGGTGGAACCGCCGCCGATATGAGGCTCTCTGCGAGTCTCCGTGCGCGGGGAACGTCCCTGTACGAGGATCAGGGCTTCCTGTGCGAATACGCCGCCCTTGGCTGCGTTGCTGGAAGCATCGATGTTGCCATCTTCATAGATCTCGCAGTTATGGATGCGGCCCCGGAAACCTTCTTGGAAGACACGGGCAGCGAGTCCGTCAGTCAGAGGCGCACCGCTGGGGTTGCCGCTACTGAGCAGGGACACTGCATCGTAGATGTCTTTGATCTGGAAACCGTGGAGAACCGCACGGTACGGCGGGTTCCCCGGTTCATCTGCGTCGGAGGAGATACGCGATACGGCAGCGGCGATATGCCCTGTCGTAAGCGCGGCACCCGAAGAGCCAAGAGCGGTAGAAGCGCCGTCGATGGCGGTCAGTCCGTCCTCGTCCTTCTTCCTCTGGATAGCGTTCTGTGCAAGACCGCCCACGCGTGCGTAAGCATTCTTACTGATACGGGCTGCCACCCTGTCGGTGATAAGGGTATGAATCCCCACCACTGTCGGAGTGATCGTCAGCAACGTATCGGACATCTGCTGTGGGTTGTCGAGTCGTGTGGTT